GAACAAACATGCGAACCCGGGACAACCATTGCATTAAATTCGCCATTGTATATATCTGGTAGAAATGGGGCAGAAGAAGTAACGTCGGTGGTATATAATGGATTACAACCTGTTAATACTATTGAATTCGAAGATGGCACTATTATGAATTTTACAGACAATCATAGATTGCTGGTTAATCGTAATGGTAAAGAAGAATGGGTGCATGTGTTTAACCTGCAAGAAGGAGATGATATTGTGCAAATTCAGGAAGTAATGTAATGAACAAAGCTACGGCTATTAGGGAAATGAGAAAATTGCTCAAGGCATCTTCTTTTGAAGATGCTTACAATATCTATAAAGAATTTTTGATCTTTCCAGAATTAACCTTAATAAGTGATGAAATGTTACGAAAAAATATAGTGAAACACTACATCACACAGAACGACAAAGCTCTTTTAAAATTTGCCAATGGATTAACAGATGATCTGTTTGATTTTGTTCGATATGAACAATACAAAGAATTTCGCAACAATCATAAATTCGATGGTGGTTCTAAACAATATTTCAAATTAAAATATGGCGATGCTTGGAAACAATTTTTCAACAAGTCTAAAAATACTAGATTCAACATGTATAATATTGACGATTATATTGAAAAAAGAGGGTTCTCTTACGAACAAGCAAGGCAAAAAGTTGATGAGATTAAAAAGAAAACTACACCATCATTAGAATCATATATTCAAAAATATGGAGAAGTGGTTGGTAAGCAAAAATTTGATAAAATTTGTAGAAGGCATAAAAATTATATTGATTATTGGAATATGTTATATCCAAATGATCCCGTGCTTGCCTGTGCAAAATTTAGAGAATATACTGCATCTGCTAGTTTAAAAAATGTGAACTATTATTTAAAACACGGATATACTGAAGACGAAGCAGCAAAATTAATATCAGAACATCAATTGAAAAATGCCGGTGTACACAGGTCATATTATGAAAATTTGGGACTGCCTAATGATGAAATAGATGCAATAATGCTAGAAATTAATAAAAGAAAAGATTCAGCATCATTGAAATTTATTTCATCAAAATTCCCAAATTCAACACAAAAAGAAATTGAAATAGAACACAAAAAACACAATTTAGAAAAAAGTAGCATTTTTAGAAACAACGGTTATTTGAAAAAGGATGACCCTAATTTAGATAAACGAGTTGCGTATTATAAAGCTGTCGACTATTATACATCAAGAGCTGAAATGCCACCATGCCCTGGAAAAAGAGGTAAAGGTTCTGGATATTATCATATAGATCACAGATACAGCAGACTTAAAGGTTATCAAAACAACATTCCGCCGTATATTATAGGACATGTTACTAATTTACAATGGTTATTATCTGAGGTAAATTGTTCAAAAAAAGAAGACTGTTCAATAACCGAAAAAGAATTACTAGAAGGATATCTGAAATATGAAAATAAAATCAATAAAAAAACATAGTCATGAAGAACATACATGGGATATAACTACACCGTCTGAAACATTTTTGTTACCCAACGGCTGTGTAAGCCACAATTCAAGTGTTGTCATTAACAGCACCAACGGTATTGAAATGCCCATGAGTTTGATCAGTGTTAAGGAATCAAAAGCAGGCAGTTTTATACAAGTTGTTCCAGAATATCACAAATTAAAGAACAAATATCAGTTGTTGTGGGATCAAACAAATTGTGATGGTTATTTGAAAACTGCTGCGGTATTGGCTGCATATATAGATCAATCTATCAGTACAAATACGTTTTACTCACCGAAGCATTTTCCAAACCGTAAAATACCGACTACATTGATTGCCAAGAATCTCATGTTAGCCCATCACTGGGGTCTCAAAACACTATACTACTCTCTTGTTGAAAAACAAGGTGCGAGAAGTGAGGATGTGGATATGCCGCCATTGGTTGCACAAGAAGAATTATTAGATGATTCTGATTGTGACAGCTGTAAGCTATAGACATAACAAAAAATCACAAACATAATATCCAAAAGGATTGATATACATGGCAATAGCACAATACGATTTGTCTAAAAAAACAGACTATCTAAAAAGACAAATGTTTTTAGACCCAGAAGGTCCTGTAACAATACAACGATTTGAAGAAGTACGATATAAAAAGATACAAGATTTTGAAATTACGGCACGTGGATTTTTTTGGGTTCCAGAGGAAATCAGCCTAACCAAAGATGCTGCTGATTTTAAAAATGCCAGCGGTACTGTGAGACATATTTTTACCAGCAATCTTTTGCGGCAAACTGCACTTGATTCCATACAAGGTCGTGCTCCTGCACAGGTGTTTGGTCCTGTCATTTCAATTCCTGAACTTGAAGCTCTTGTAAGTAACTGGAGTTTTTTCGAAACCAATCTGCATTCCAAAAGTTACAGTCATATCATTCGCAACATCTACAATGTGCCCAAAGACGAATTTAACAAAATTCACGAAACAGCACCCATCATTGAAATGGCTGCACAAATTGGCAAATATTATGACGACTTACACATGATAAATTGTCGGAAAGAACTTGGAATTTCAGTAGATGAAAAAGAGCAACTAAAAGCCATATGGCTGGCCCTGCATGCAAGCTATGCACTTGAAGCACTGCGTTTTATGGTGTCCTTTGCAACCAGTTTGGCAATGGTTGAAAACAAGATTTTTATTGGTAATGGAAATATCATCAGTCTCATTTTACAAGATGAAATTTTACATAGAGATTGGACTGCATACATTATCAACCAATGCGTCAAAGATGATCCACGTTTTGTAGAAATCAAACAACAATGTACAGCAGAAGTTTATCAAATTTATATGGATGTTATTCAAGAAGAAAAAGATTGGGCTGACTATTTGTTTAAGTTTGGTCCAGTTATTGGACTAAATGCACAAATTCTCAAAGACTTCATGGATTTTACTGCATTCAATGCATTAAAAGAAGTTGGCATCAAGTATACACTACCAGCTCCAAAAACCACTCCAATTCCTTGGTTTAACAAACACAGCAATACCAGCAACAAGCAATCAGCTTTGCAGGAGACTGAAAGCACCAACTATGTAATCGGTGTCATGAGCGAAACCATTGACTATTCTGAGCTGCCAAACATCTGATGAAAATAGCAATTATCACTCCATATTACCAAGAAGATGCTGCAACATTAAACAGATGTTGCAATTCTGTTGTGTCTCAAACTTATAAAAATCTACAACATATAATGGTAGCCGACGGCGACGCACATCCATTAATCAAACAACGATCAAATGTTGATCATATCATACTGCCACGATGTCACAATGATGCAGGAGCCACACCGCGCGCTATAGGTGCAATATCTGCTTTTAGTCAAGGTTGTGATGCAGTGGCATTTTTAGATGTAGACAATACCTTGGAGCCAAATCATATTGAATTAATGAAAAATCTCATTGATTATCATGATGTTATAACCGCAACAAGACATATCTGTACTCGTACTGGAGAAAAATTATTTGTTGATACTGTAGAAAGCAACGGCAATGATTTTTGTGATACCAATTGTTTATTTTTGACACGCAGCGTGTTGCCATTGCTGACCTATTGGATAACTGATCCTGGTTATAGATTGCTGAGTGACAGACAATTTTGGTTGGCAATTTTGCAAACCAAACTAAAAAGAACACATTGTACTATTCCAACTGTGAATTATTATTCACGATGGGCATGGCATTATCAACATGCAGGGCAAGTGCCGCCCAGCGACAGTGTTTGGTTGGGCTATGATCAAAATGGCCAGTTGACCACTAATAGACATATCAACATATTGCAATAGGAGATCGACATGCAGGCAGAAATTTATACAAAAACTGATTGTAAATATTGTATCAAAGCCAAAGAATTGCTCAAGGAACGTCAAATCGCCTTCAAGGAGTTTATTATAAGTGCAGGATTTGATGAAACATCTCTTGCTGACAATCAATATTATGTTAGCAAGGATGATCTACTAAACAAACTGCCCACTGCTACAAAGGTTCCTCAAATTTGGTTAAATGGTAGACATATCGGTGGATATACAGAACTGGCTGCATATTTTTCTCGAATTTAAACCATAAATATCCATTATAAGATAGTGGAGAATATGTTTGCCGTTAAATCCCCCCAGCTTTTCTGGCCAAGATGTTTGGTACAGCCCCAGTGTTTATGCAAATCAAGTGCCTGTGGCACTATGGCAACCGGCTGTACCTCAGCCATCTGCATTGCATTCTCTGCCCACCATACCATCACCAAAATTTGAATTCACACAACAACAAATAAATATGGCCGTTGCACCTGAAAATACTTCATGGTATATTACAGAGGCGAATGGCAATGTAGTATCAGTGCCACCGGGCACACCAGGAGCTACTGCAGAAGGTACTCCGCCTAGTCCTGATGCAGCCCCTGGACAAATGGATGGACAAACCACTACAATATCTGACGCAGCAGCAGCTGGCCAAGGAGGGTACAGCGCTTTAATTGGTAATTTAAATAAAGTATTGCAAGAAGGTAAAAGTGGCGCTTGGCGAGGCGGGCCCAGTAATCCTAATTTACAAAAAATGTTCAGTACAATTGGTATTACTCCCAGTCAATGTTTTCCAGCAGGACACAGTTATTGGTGTGCAGCATTTATGGCTTGGATGTTAAAAATAAGCGGTCTGCAATATACAATTGGTTCCAAAAGTCAAGCTGTTTCTATAAAGGCACCTGATTATGCTACATATGGTCAAGGTATTGACCCAGGCCAGCCTAACCTTTGGAGAAAAGGAGATGTTTTACTGGTCAAACCAGGCGGCGCAGCAAGCTCAAGTTCTGGCAACCATGTTACATTTTTATGGCGTGCGCCGTTTAGGGGCAGCAAGGGAGAGCTATGGTATCCATGTTTAGGTGGTAATCAAGGTAATACTCCTGGAGATGTGAGTATTGCCAATTTTACATCTGACAGCATTATTCATATTGGACGAACCTGGCCGGACTCGGGAGTTGCTTTAACCAGTGTATGACCAATTAAAATTGCTTTCAAATATTCTACATATTACACTGATATAAATTAGGAGAATATGATGCTTTTAGAAAAAACACCTGTTGCAGGCGATGTTGCCAGCATCAAGTTTAACAACGGCGATGAAATCATTGCAAAGATCTCAGAGATAACCAATGATCTAGTTACCGTGACCAAACCATTGCTGATGGTTTTGAGTCAAGATCCAAGATCTGGTCAACCAGGCGTACAAATGGCTCCATTTTGGATGTTGGGTGCAGATCCAAGCAGCAAGTTTCCCATTAATAGAAGTCAAATCATATGTTTGGTAAAATCCAATACTGATGCTGTCAAAGGTTATACTGCTCAAACCACAGGACTTGCTATTCCCAGCGGCAGCGGTTTAATCACCTAAAAAAACACGATCTTAACACAATATTGCTATAGTAATGCTGTAAATCTACAGCTTAATAACTATGCGAAGGAAACAATTCCTCGCTATTTTGGAGAATAAAATGAATAAGATTGTGTCTGCTATTACTGGTTTTGGTTTTCTAGTTGCTACCGCCGTTGCTGCTGGTGCATCGATGGCACAGACTACACCTGTAGATACTAAAAAGCCCATTGCCACTGCTGCGCCGGCAGCAAACAGTGCTGCTTCAAAGGCAGTTACTGCTGTTCCGCCAGTCAAGCCAGCTGTCAACCATGACAAGTCGTTGGCCAATCCTGCTGTCAAGAACTGATGTAATTTATAAGGTTACAGTTGGACTCGTGTCCAACTGTAACACATTTGTAATAATTAACTCCACGCACTTGGATTAAATACCACTATAATTGCGTGGAGTTAAAATGGCAAGAGTTTTGTTTATCCTCAAACGTCGTTCAGACTATAATCAAACGATTCACAATCATGTAGGATTGAGCACAGGACTATACAACAGCGTTAAATTTATGGATCAAATGCTTGATCATGCTGGTGTTGAAAGCAAAATGTTTGTTGCCATTGACAACAACTGCATTGATAGAGAAGTACGTGCATACCAACCTACACATGTGGTCATTGAAGCACTTTGGGTGGTACCTAGTAAATTTGAAATCTTATCAAAACTGCACCCAAACGTAACTTGGATCATACGTCTACACAGCGAAATGCCTTTTATTGCCAGTGAAGGTATTGCCATGGATTGGATTGGCGATTATGCACGATTTCCCAATATCATAATAGGTGTTAATGCACCCCGCATGATGGATGAGACACGGTTTTATCTACAACAAGTATATGGGTGGTCTAGTGCAGAAACAGCCCAACGTATCATTTACATGCCCAACTTTTATCCGCAGGAATACAAATATAAAAAGTTCAATCCCAGCAATGAATATATTAATATATCATGTTTTGGAGCCATACGCCCACTTAAAAATCATTTACTTCAAGCAATTTGTGCTGTCCAATTTGCAGATTCCATTGGAAGAAAGTTGAAATTTCATATTAATGCAGGACGCATTGAAATGAAAGGTGAGCCCATATTACACAATCTCAAAGGCATGTTTCAGCATCTTGCGGACCAAGGGCACGAATTGATCAGTCATCAGTGGGTGCCTAGAGACGGGTTTTTAGACATTTGTGCTCAAATGGATATTGGCATGCAGGTCAGCATTTCAGAAACATTTAATATAGTGGCAGCTGACCATATCAGCCAAGGTGTGCCTGTTATAGGCAGCAGTGAAATACCTTGGGCCATAAATTGGTTCTGTGCCGATCCGGTTGAAACACAAGACATGATTAAAAAACTCAAACGTGCATGGCGATTTCCGCAAATCAATGTGAAAACCAATCAATTGGCGTTGACAGCCTATACCAATGAAACACGCAAAATATGGCTGAAATATTTCTCTGATAAATAACAAGGAGGTATATTATGGACGGTGAATTTCACAGATTACGCACACATCATTGGCACAATGGTAGATTGAGCTACATTGATCATATTTTTCCTACATTTGAAGAAGCTTTGGATTTTGCATCACAATATCCATGCGATAACTTTAAAATATTTGATCACAACGACGGATTAAAACACAGCAGCCACAGCAAACCCACAGAAACCTACGCTTGACTTTTGTTTAAAATACCTTTATAAATATAAATGTTGCTGTTGATTGCAATCAAATAGACTTGCTGAGACGGGAGTGCGACTCTTCCCACCTCCACCATAAGCACACGGTATGTCAGAATGGCATATAGAGATATATGTTTCCCAATTAACAGGGACTCCAGGACGCTGGATGCAAGTCGTGTGCTTATGATGGGGGTGACTAGGTTCGATCAGCTGTGGTAAGGGTTGAGGTAGGCAATGAGTAAGACACGACTCGCAATCAGTTCAAAAACTATAAATGCCAACGATAATGTTGCATTTGAGGAAACTTCCCTAGCGGCATAACCTCATTGGGTATGGGTTCCACCTAGAAACAGAAAGGACCCAATTTCACCTGTATATTTTGACTTTTTCAACTTTATATACTATCTTTTAGACGTGGCATACAGTTTGCTACAACACACACAAACACACAAAGGAAAATAACATGGATAGTAGTGCATATCAACTACGCTTTGATTTACTTGTAATGGCCAAAGAACTTCTCATGGAGGAGTGGTTTGCCAAACGTCAAGTACAAGAAAAGCAATTTGAAGAAAATGTTCGCTATAGCGAACGTGTTCCCGGTTCTGGTGGACCGTTGCAGTATCCAGAATTACCGGATGCACCCACTGATGAAAAAATTATGAAACTTGCTGCAGAACTCAATAGTTTTGTAAGCCGTAAATTTTAATAAATATGCATGGGTTCCACCTAGAAACCAAACGGACCCACTTTTAAAACGTTCAAACAACATCAAAAGACACAAACGCAAACACTAAAAAATAAATAACTGTCGCGAACAAACTATTGAATATGTAAACCAAAGTCAAGGCGTGCGCGCCTTAGAACTTTTGGTATTTAAAAATAAAACGCATAAAAAACACACGTCAACAACGGTAATTGGGTAAAATGGAGGGTGGCAACATCCTCCATTTTTTATCAAATTGACATTGCCACTCAGTTGTGTATGCTATGTTATAATATCAATCTAGGATTTGAGATGTCGAAGAAGCCCAGTGACGAAATTGTTAAATTAACGGATTATGCTCATCATCGCTTGCGTACAGAAATGTACTTAGGCAGCAGAAATCTGCACACTCAAACCGTTATTAACTGGAATGGAAAAAAATTAACAGCCCAAGAAGTATCCTGGACACCAGCTGCTTATTGTGCATTTAGAGAAATATTTGACAACAGCCTCGACGAAGTGATAGGTCATAGTCATGGCACCAAAATAGATGTAACTTATGATCCAAAAACCTTGTCGTTTTCTGTGTCCGATGACGGTCGTGGCATTCCCATTGACTGGGATGAAAATGAAAAAATGCACAAGGCCACTATTGCATTGACACAGTCTCGAGCTGGCAGAAACTTTGGCAATCGAGAAGAGGTTAGAGGAACCAACGGTATCGGAGCATCATGCGTTGTAAGTTGTTCAAAGGAATTTTCCATTGACATACGACGTGATGGCAAACGCTTTCAGCAAACATTTCGAGAAGGCACGGAACTCATGCCAGACCTCGACATAAGAGACCCAAAAATATTTTCAAGTTCTTTGAAGACCGGCACTGAAACCAAGTTCACTTTGAGTCCAACTGTATTTCCCAAGGCTAAAATTCCGCTAGAATTTGTAAAAGCACGAATTTTTGAAGTAGCTGCCAATCATCCTAAAATACACTTTACATTCAATGATGAGAAAGTTTCTGTAGGTAAAAGCATTGAAAAAACACTGTTTCCTGGACTTGAACCTGTGATTATTGCCATAAACGAAGACAAGTTTGTCAGTACATATTATCTTTTGCCCAATTTTGCAGCAGAAGGAGAAT